TTCCAGGAACACCATATTCTAACGTATTAGATTTAGCTGGGTTGTCATGGCAAACTAATTCTGCTGTTAGTGCGTCACCTGGTATTCGTATAGAATATCCTAATTTACCTCAGTATTCTACAACAGGAGCTGGTACAGGTTGTACTATAAACGCTGTTGTTTATACAGATAGATACATTTTGACAGGCATCCCAACTGGCGGTTCCGACTACAATGTTGGCGACCAAATTACTATTTCTGGCGCATCTTTTGGATTAAATTTCCCTGCTAACAATCTAGTTGTAGAAGTTACAGCAATTAATTCAGGTGCAGTAACTGGAATTGCTTTTGTTTCTGGTGTCTCAGATTTAGGATATATAAGTCTTGCTTCTAACTGGAGAAAGATTACCTATACTGCGAATGAGGGAGCACCTTTTACTAACCCAGTTGAAAACACAAATTGGTTCTATAGCACAATTGATCAAGTAGATATTATGATTCAACAAGGTGGTGCATGGAAGGGATATAGAAATGTCAATTATGATAGTTCCGGTAATCCTATTATATCAGGATCAAATGCTACAGATCCAAACGGACCTATAATCTCTGCTGACATTCCTACTTTGCAAAGCGACGGTACTCCATTAGTTTATGGTGATCTATGGATAGATAGTAGTGATTTAGAAAATTATCCTGTAATTAATCGTTGGCAAAGAGTTGATGGTGTAGATCAATGGATATTAATTGATAACACAGACCAAACTTCAGGTGACGGAGTTCTTTTTGCAGATGCACGTTGGGCACCTAATGGTAGTACAGATCCTATCAGTGATCCTATTCCAACTATAGTAAGCTTATTAACAAGTAACTACTTAGATTTAGATGCTCCTGATCCAGACATGTACCCTCAAGGAATGTTATTATTTAATACACGTAGATCAGGATACAACGTTAAACAGTTTAGATCAAACTATTTTAGCGCATTGACATATGGTGATGTAGTTCTTCCGGCAGTAAAAAGTGCATGGGTTACTGCAAGTGGATTAAAAGAAAATGGTAGTCCATATATGGGAAGAAAAGCACAAAGAGCTATGATCGTTCAGGCATTATCTGCTTCTATATCTACAAATATGGCAATTAGAGAAGAAGATAATTTCTTTAATCTAATGGCAACTCCTGGCTATCCTGAGTTACAACCGCAAATGGTTGCATTAAACAACGAGAGAGCAAACACTGCTTATATAATTGGTGACACACCAATGAGACTAAGTGATCAGGCCACTGAAATTCAAAACTGGGCTACCAATGCAGCAAACGCTGCAGGTACAGGTGAAGATGGATTAGTTACACGTAACGAATACATGGGTCTTTTCTATCCTAGTGGATTAGCAGATTTAGGAACAAATGGAAGATGTGCAGTGCCTTCAAGTCACATGATGCTTAGAACATTCTTACGTAATGATACTATAGCTTATCCTTGGTTAGCTCCTGCAGGAACAAGACGCGGAGTTATTGATAATGCAGTTCAGATCGGATACATTGATGCGCAAACAGGTGAATTCCAAGTAATAAAGAATCGTGTTGGAATTAGAGATGTACTTTACAGTAATTTTATTAATCCTTTAGCTTATTTTACAAGTGTAGGATTAGTGAATTATGGTAATAAAAACAGTAAAGAAACTAACTCAGCACTAGATCGTATCAACGTAGCTAGATTAGTGAATTATGTTCGTGAAAAATTACAGATTTTAGCACGCCCATTTATATTTGAGCCTAATGATGCACTAACTAGAAGCCAAATAACATCAGTTGTACAAACACTGTTTGTTGATTTGGTTGCTAAACGAGGTATATATGATTACCTAGTTGTTTGTGATACAACAAACAACACACCAGCTAGAATTGATCAAAATCAATTATGGATAGATATCGCTATTGAGCCAGTAAAAGCTGCTGAATTTATTTACATACCTGTAAGAATTATGAATACAGGTGAAATTCAGGAGAGAGGCACTGCGATATTTGGTAATCAATAAATTTGAATAAATACAATTAAGGAGAAAAACAAATGGCAACAGCATCAGAATCACTGTTTAATATGAGTATAGGGGCAGATAACACCCCTAGTACAGCAGCATTGTTGATGCCTAAGTTACAATACAGATTTAGAGTTTTGTTTTTAAATTTTGGAGTAGGTGGTTCAACACAAGAGTTGACGAGACAAGTAATTGATGTTTCAAGACCTCAAGTAAGTTTCACTGAAATTCCAATTGATATTTATAACTCAAAATTATACCTAGTCGGCAAACATGAGTGGCAAATGACCACCGTAAACTTGCGTGATGATGCTACAGGAAGTGTAGCAAAATTAGTGGGTCAACAAATTCAGAAGCAAATGGATTTTGTTGAACAAGCAAGTGCTGCGACAGGTCAAGATTATAAATTTCAAATTAACTATGAAATACTAGATGGTGGTAATGGAAATTCAACCCCGACTGTGTTGGAAACTTGGGAATTATACGGTTGTTTCATACAAAACGTAAATTACAATACACTAAATTATGGTGAAAATGCACCTGTAACTATAAGTCTATCAATACGATTTGATAACGCAATTCAAAGCCCAATTGGTTCTGGTCTTGGTACTGCAGTTGGTCGTGCGTTAGGTGGCACTACGGTAACAGGTATTGGTACCTAATATTTAAATGGCAGGGTTCATTGATAACCTATTAGGTGAAAATTTCGGAGAAAATCTTCTGGGCGGATTATTCGGCACAGAGTATCTCCGAGATTTCCAACACGCTAGTAGAGTATTTCGTAGCGATTCTTATTCTTATAGTCCTAAGCATAAGTTTTTATTTCACGTTACATTTGAAATTAATTACGATTTAATAGGATTATCACAAGCTTTTCCCGAAGGCACAAACACTCATTTTGGACTAGCAGTCAAAACTGTTCAACTTCCCGGTTACACGTTCGATACACACGTAATGAATCAGTACAATCGTAAAAGGATTGTACAAACTAAAGTCAAATATGATGATGTTAGTATAACATTTCATGATGATAATGCTAACTTAATTAGAAATCTTTGGTATGCGTATTTTACATATTATTACAAAGATAGTACACAAAATGCTAGTGCAAGTTCTCAAGCAGGCTTAGGAAACGATGCAGCAAATATACCTCAATTTGTAAATCAATTTGCAACGAATACATCCGCCTTTGATTACAATAGACGTAATACGTATGATCCTTCTATATACGGTGACAATGAATGGGGATTTATAGGACAAAGCACTAATGATCAAATCACCGCACTTTCAAATTTAACAGGTATTTCTAAAGCGCCTTTTTTTAAAGCAATAAATGTTTATGGATTTAATCAACACATGTTTGCACAATATAGATTATTAAATCCTACGATTACAAGTTTTAAACATGATACATATGATTATTCATCAGCAAATGGCACAATGGAGCATAGTATGACTATTGGTTATGAAGGTGTTAATTATTATGAAGGTGGTATAGATGGCACAAGTACTGATGGTCAAGGTAATGCTGTAGCAGGTGATTTTGGTAAAGATTTATATGATACAATTACAAGCCCAATAGCAAGGCCCGGCTCAACTTCTAAAATATTAGGAAAGTTTGGTTTGGTAGATTCAGCAGGTGGAGTACTTGGCGATGTAGCAAACGGAAACTATTGGGGCGCAATACTAACAAGTGGAAGAGCTTACAATACATTTAAAGATGTTAACTTAGGAAGCTTGGCCACAAGTGAATTAAAAACAGGTGCACTAAACTCACTTACAGGTACACCAAACAGAAACACATTATTTAATTTTCCTTCATTAAAGACACCTAAATAATATGGCTATCACAAATTTAGCGACTGAGCTTGATAATACAGTAAAAGTTTTTAATAACTTTTATACAAATCCCATTAATGTAAATGCATCAGATTATGATGTAGTTAGAGCATACTTTATTAAAGTATGTCAGAGCATTAACACTGCAGAAAATTTTACTGCAATTCTTTTTAAAATAGCTGCATACACACAAGAATCTCCAATGACACTTTTAGACTACATAAAAGGTAAAGTTGGATTAGAGTTAAGTGCTACAATGGCTTACTATCTTAATAGTTTAAAAAGTAAAACAACTCTTTATGGTGTAGCAAATCTTCCCGTACCTAATCCAAGTGTACAAAGAAACGTAATCATTTAAAATGGCGAACTGGGCACAAGGCATATATGAAGTTAGGAATCCAGAAAAGTATATAGGTAATCATAAGCCTAAATATAGATCGGGATGGGAATTAACTTTTATGATGTTTTGTGACAATAATAATAGTGTATTAAAGTGGGCCAGCGAATCAATACGTATTCCATATCGTAATCCATTAACAGGAAAACAGACAATTTACATACCTGACTTTTTCATCATGTATGAAAATAAGTTTGGTCAGAAACATGCTGAAATTGTTGAAATCAAACCCAAAAAACAAAGCTTAATTGAAAGTCGTGTAGCAAGCGCAAGAGATCGTGCGGTTGTGGCAGTCAATCATGCTAAATGGGCTGCAGCAAATGCGTACTGCAAAAATCAGGGCATCACTTTTAGAGTAATTAATGAGGACAGTCTATTTTATAATGGTAAAAAGAAGTAAATAAATACTATTATTACACGTAGACTATGACTAAAAAACTAAGCGAATTATTTGACCTACCACTTGAATCCGATACCATATCGGATGACGAGATTATTCCTGTCCCTGAAGAAGTAACCACTCAAGCTTATACTAACCTAGAAAAGATTGAAAACGCACTACCACAAGTCCGTGGACTTGAAGCGAGTGATACTGAAATAGACGAATTAGCTGAACTAGCTAAAAATAGCTATAATGACCTAATGGAACTAGGAATGCAAGTGGACAGCAGATTCGCTGCAGAGATATTTGGGACAGCAGGAACAATGCTAGGCCATGCTATTACAGCCAAAACAGCCAAAGTTAATAAGAAGATTAAACTGATTGAACTCCAGTTAAAGAAAGCTGCATTAGATGCTAAGTTAAATGAAAAGACGAAAGAGATAGAAAGTATTCCTCAGGGTACAGGCTCTACTTTGATAGACCGCAATGAATTACTGAAATCCTTAATCGCAAGCAAAAACGGAAATAATGATAAATAATACTATAGGAATTGAACCATGAAAACCTTTCGCCAATATTTAGTAGAGAGTGTACGTACATATCGTTACACACTTAAAATAGCAGGAGATGTAGACAGTAAGTTTTTAGACTTATTGCGCATGAACCTCAAGAAGTTTGACCCTGTCAAGATTGAGGATGCTAAAACTACTCCAATTCAAAAAGATCCGTATGGATTCCCTGATATACACAACGAATCAGTAACTATCATTAAATGTGAGTTTAAATACCCAGCAACAGAGCCTATGATTCAGCAAATGGTTCAATTAATGGGTAAAAATGTCAATCAAGTAAGATTAATTACCACTGATTATGATGATAGCGTAAATCATGAAGTAGAACAATATGCAAATGAAGCTAGTCATAGCCCATTATTGTTACATACAGAACTAGAAGATGATGGCAAAGAAGCCAACAAAGATTATGCAAATCAATACCTAGATAAAGTTGTACCTAAGAAGCCGACATTTGATTATCAGTATGCAGCAAAAAGAACTCCTGATAGTCCAAACAAAACAAAAGAGGGTATACAAACACAGAGTCCAATGACAAATGTAAATCGCCCTTCTAAACCAGCAACAGGAGCTAGTTTTAACAAATGATAGATTTTACAACAAGTCAATTGACGTGGATAGTTGTAGGCGCATGTAGCTTAGGTGGCGGCGGCTACTTAACAATGACCACTACAGTAAGCGATCTAGATAAAAAACTTGAAGTATCTAATGCTAGATCAGAGGCGATGAATGAAAAATTAAGTTTATTGCAAACTCAATTAGATAGAATAGAAAATAAGATTGATTCGGGCAGAAAATGAAATCCAAAGATATTATAAAAGAAGCCAGTGTGATGGATGAACCAGGGGAGAAAAAAATACATAAAAATCCACTGTTCCAACCACTAATACCAGCCCCAAAACAAAGTTCTGCACCTCCCACAGAAACAGATAAATTTGTTGCAAGCATGGTACCTGGCGTAGGTACAGCAATGGATGTTAAAGACATTGCAGGCGGTGATTATTCTGCTATACCATACATGGCTTTGGGATTATTACCAGGAGGTGGACTATTGAAAAAGGGTGCTAAAACCCTTGGAAAGAAACTTTTTGGTAAAGCTGATGATGTTGCTGCTATTACTAAACGTGATGCACCTGAACTAACTACACCGCAAAGAAGTTATAAAGAACTTGATCGTCCTGCAGTTCAAAGAAAAGCAGATGCAGACGCAGCAGCAGCTAAACAAGCAAAAGATGCAGAAAAAGTTGGTCCTGAAAAAACAAGATTAAAGACTGATGATGACTTACCAATAGTAGGTAAAACACCAACAGCTCCTAGACAGTTAACTCCACAAGAAAAAGCACAAGAATTATTAAAAGGTAGGGGTTTTAAACAAGAGCCTGGAAGCATAAGTGGTTTTAACCCTAAAGGTAAAAGCACTAAATCAGCACAAACAACCACATCAGAGTTACCACCAACAACAAGTGGCCCTAAATTTGATCCGAACAAAGAATATTCTACAGGTTTAACAGTTCAAAAACCTTTCTCAGGTCAACCGAGTAAAACAAGTCCTGCTCCTAAAGCACCTGATAAAGCTCCAATTGCGAGTGACCCATATGCAAAAAGAAAAGTTGTTGCTGCAGACTTAGCTG